ACTGGGGAGGGAGTAGGGGGAATGGCCGGCATCCATGTTATATACCCCAGTGTAGATGGCGACATGCGGGCGGGCATTATTGTCAATGGCGCATTGACAACGTATTCCCAGGAGGGCGGTTTTGGCGCGGATGAAATCATGCTCGATGAAATCACCATGAGCGAAATCATTGCAAAATTATTTCGTGTGGACTTGGACGCCCGCGGCTCGTTAGGGGCGAGCAGGAATTTTGGGCAAGTACGCTTGACTATTGAAATCGTTTCATCTAAGGAGTAGAGCAGCATGGGGGCGGTGGTGACGGCGACAGCGGAACAGCGTCAGCGGGTGCAGCCGGCTTACGTACAGGTGCGCGTGGGCGGCAAGCTCCTGTTTCGCTACGACCCCGCCCGCCGCATTGTCGAGGTGCAAGATCGCGGCGATCGTCACTACATTGACCTGGCCGCGTTAGACGAACAAGCGCAGGGGCTAGACAAAAACGTAAGTTCGTGATAGACTGAACATAACTGAATACCCCTAGCGACTAGAGCGCATACCGAGAGCGGCACGACCGCCGGCGGTGTGCGCTTTTTATTTGGGGGTGACACGGCGGGAGGCCGGGTGACAGTGGCAGACGAAACGCAACAGCAGACGGAACAGGCGCAGCAGGGGGACGGTGAGACGCCGGAAACTGCGCAGCCTGTGACGTTTGAGACGGTATACAAGGCGCTGGCGGAAACGCAGCGCGGCGCGATTGACGCCCATGTGAGCGGGCTGAAATCGGCGCTGGCAGATGAGCGCAACGGGCGCAAGGAGTTAGAGCGCCAACTGCGCGCCCTCTCCAAACAGGCGGAGGACGGCAGCGCGCTTAAGGCGCAACTCGACAAGATGGCCGAGGAACAGGCGGGCACTACGGCGCGCGCCATGTTCTTCGAGGCGGCCCATGAGGCACAGGTAAAAAACCTGCGGCTGGCGTGGTTGGCTGCGCAGGAGTACAGCCTGGTTGACGCCAAAACCGGCGAGGCTGATTTTGCCAAGCTGCGCCAGATGGCCCCGGAACTATTTGCCGTCAAGCCTGCGCCGCAAGGCAATGCGGGCAGCGGCGCAAAGCAGAACGGGGTGGCGGACGGCAAGAACATGAACGACTGGATTCGTTCAGCAGCGGGCAGGCGGGCCTAGGCGAGACGCCGGCCCAAACAACAGTAAGCGATGGCGGGATGCCACGCCCAAGGCGGGATGCCTTCACATAACGGTGACTCTAACCATGTGGAGGTGGCATTGTGCCATTCAACAGCTTGATCACACGCAGCGACGCCGCGGCGCTGATTCCCGAAGACGCGTCAATGGACATTATCAAGTCGGTTCCGGAAGCATCCGCCGTGATGCGCCTGGCGCGCCGCTTGACCGATATGAGCAGCAAGCAACGCCGGCTTCCCATCATGAACGCGCTGGCGACGGCGTATTTCGTGAACGGCGACACCGGCCTCAAGCAGACCAGCGAGATCAGTTGGGCCAACAAGTACATTGAAGCCGAGGAACTGGCTGTTATCATCCCCATCGCCGAGGCGGTGTTGGATGACAACAGCTTTGACATTTGGGCTGAGGTGCGCCCCGCCCTGGTGGAAGCGTTCGGCGTCGCCATTGACCAGGCGGTCATGTACGGCACGAACATCCCGGCCAGTTGGACGACCAACTTGGGCGGCGCGGGCCTGGTGGCAATTTCCACCGCCGCCGGCAACACGGTGAGCGCCGCTGCCTACACCGACCTGTATGAAGCGTTGCTCGGCGAGACCGCGGGCGGTGTGGCCGGCAGCATCGGCAAGCTTGAGGAAGACGGCTACATCGCCACCGGGCATGTGGCTGCGACCGAGATGAAGCGCAAGCTCCGCAACGTGCGCAGCGCGACCGGCGAGCCCATCTTCAAAGTCAACATGCAGGACAGCACGCGTTACGACCTGGACGGCGCGCCGATCTACTTCCCGACCAACGGCGCTATCGTGGCGGCTACCGCCCTCATCGTCTCTGGCCAGTGGGATCAGCTTGTCTACGCCATGCGCCAGGACATCACCTACAAGGTTCTGGATCAGGCGGTCATCCAGGACGCGGCCGGCAACACGATCTACAACCTAGCGCAGCAGGACATGGTGGCGTTGCGCGCTGTCATGCGCCTGGGCTTCGCGCTGCCCAACCCGATCAACCGGATGCAGCAGACCGCGGCCAACCGCGCACCGTTCGCCGCGTTGACGGCATAAGGGGGATAGCATGAGCTTCTACCCTGCGAGATTCCCCGGCAGTGTTGATTTCGCCGGTGGAATGGAAGTAGCGGGCGTGGCGGTAACGTCGAGCGCCGCCGAACTCAACCTCGTTGACGGCGTGAGCGCGCCGGGTGCGGACGGCCTGGGCTTGTTCCGCGTGGCGCGCGCAACCTATGACTTTGCCGAGCATGGCGGGGCCATCAGTTCTATCGGCCTGGGCGTGACCATTCCCGACAACGCCATTGTCTGCGGCGGCTTTGTGGACGTGGTGACGACCGCCACGACCGCGGGCGCGGACGCCGGTACGATGGCGATCCACGTGCAAAGCGCCAACGACATCGTGTCGGCCATTGCCGTGTCCAACGGCGCCAACCCCTGGGACGAGGGCTTGCACGCCATCGTACCCAAGGCAAACACGCCGGAAAGCACCGGCATCAAGCTGACCGCCGCGCGCGAAATCACGGCGACTATTGCAACGCAGGCGTTCACGGCGGGGAAATTCGTCGTATACCTGTACTACCTCCAGGGGGACTGACCTATGGCTAACTCTTTCGCAGCCGGCTATTTCGAGTTTGATCTGACCGGCGTTGCTTCGACGGACGGCGGTGCAATCGGGGCGGTGTTGAACCCTGAGAGCGTGCCGCTGATCATCACCGATGTGAAGTTGTACGTGGACACGCATAGCACCGGCGCGGCCAACCTGAACGTGGGCATTGCCGCCAACGGCACGACCAGCGACACCGACCTGATCAACGCCTTGGCAGTGGGCGGCGCTATCGACGGCAAGGCGTACCACGGCATGACAGCCTTAGCCGCCAAGGGCGAGGCGCAGGTATGGGGCGCAACGGAGTATATCACCGCCACCGGCAGCGCCAGCACGGCGGGTTTCAACGGGCGGTTGTTCATCCGTTACATTCGCGTCAACTAGGGGCCGCACATGGCAACGCCAACGCCGCCTTTCACCCTCATAGACCAGTTGCGCCGCATGGTGGCGGAGCCAGCGCAGGACACCTATTCGGACGATGTGCTCTCCGAGTACCTGCAACGCTATCCGCTGCTGGACGGCGCGGGCAGTCTGCCGACCGATACGGCCTGGACGGGCGCATGGGATGCCAACCGGGCCGCGGCGGATGTGTGGGAGGAAAAGGCGGCGGCGTTCGCGGCGGACTTCGATTTTAGTGCGGACGGCGGCAACTACCAGCGCAGCCAGGTTCACGCTCAAATGTTGACAATGGCGCGCAACTTCCGGGCGCGACGGCAGACAACGGCGCTTGTGCTGCAAGCGCAGCCGCGACCGGAGAGCGCGCCATCGCTAACGGCCTGGATCGGCAATCTGGCGGAGGATGACGACTGATGCGCGCCTTCTCCGCCGCCGAACTAGACGCCATGCGCGGCACGCAGGCAGGGGCCATGATGGACACCTGTACGCTGCGTATCCTGTCCGTGACAACTGACGACTACGGGCAGGAGGTGGAAGCCTGGGCGGAAACGGCGGGCGTCCCCTGCGGGCTAGACGTGACTGGCGGCATCGCGGCGAATGAGGCGACACGCGCCAACGGGGCAGTGACGACGATCAGTGCGGCGCTGCGCCTGTCCCTGGAGGACGGCGACGGGTTGACGGAGGAAGACGCGGTGACGGTGACGCACCGTAACGGCGAACTGCTGACGCCGGCGCTCGCCTACCGTATCGATGGCTATCCGCGGCGCGGGCCGACCGGCTACACGCTGCGGCTGCGCGAGGTGCGCTAATGCCTACAGTGCGCATGACCGTCACCGGCAGCGACACGCTGCGGCGCAACCTCCAACGGTTGGCGGGCGCAGAACGGCGGCAGGCGCAGACGGATGGATTGGAAGCTGGAGCGCGCATTGTCGAGACGCACAGCAAGTTGTTGTGCCCCGTTGACACCGGCTTTCTGCGCAACTCGATCCAGGTGGACAGTGTGACCGCAACGGAGGCGATCATCGCCCCGCACACGGAGTACGCTGAGCATGTGGAGTTTGGCACGGAGCGGCAGGCGGCACAGCCGTACATGCGTCCGGCCATAGACGAGCATGAGGGCGAGATCGTGGCGGCAATCGAAGCGACCGTGGCCGCGTTTGTGGATGGGGTGCGAGGGTGAGCTTGCTTACCGCGCTGCGCACCTATGTGCTGGAC